GTCTTTCATAGGCGGCAGTTATACCGACCGTCGTGAAAGGAACCTTAGTGTTGAACCGGAAGACACCTTTGATATCAAATGGAGGAAACTCGGTCTCGACCCTTCGGGTCGACGATTCGAGCTTCACCGCAAGGTATGGAGTAGTTTTCCGATTGCTAACGCTCCACGGATAAAAGATCCGCTGAGCGTTACTCACGTAGCTAATGCGTTGTCGCTACTTGCTGAAGCAATGAAACGCGGACCTGTCAAATTTCGATAGGTTCGTTTCCTCAACCGTATATCCAATAGGATTACAGCTTATGCCAGCTATTGGCAACATCGTCTTAAATGACGCCGAGGGCACTCCCGTTGCCCACACGTTTGCACCGGTTACGACCGACGGTGCAACTGCGAAGCTCGCGAATCGTTCCGCATCTACACCGAAAGGTTTTGAAACTCTTTCTTTGGAGATGCGGGCGCCGCAGGGCCAAGCCACCGCCTATCGCTTGTTGATTGGGTTTAATGACCCCGTCGAAGCGACAGTTGATGGTTCGCAAGTGGTAGTAAGGAATAACTCCGGCGATCTTCGCCTGAACTTTTCTCCTGAATCCACTGCTCAAGAGCGCAAGAACTCTCTGAAGATGCTGTCGAATCTTCTCAACCACGCAACGACTGTTGCTGTGGTCGAGAACCTCGAGCCGATATACTAGCGTATGTCGGCCCGTGGGAAACGACCGTTTCCTCTCAGAGAAGTGCTAGTTGCCATTTCTACGGCCACCATCACTTTCTCTTGCAGTCACTCGGTTACAACCGAAACAGGAACATTACTATGTCCCACTCTACGCAACGTAAGCGAAGCGCCAACGTCGCAATCGATCCTCAGGTCCTACCCCGTACAGTACAACTCCTCGCAAGAGGAGGAGTGGTGTATGGAGTCCCGATGGAACTGCAACAACGAATCGGAGTCGACCAAGTAATACGATCTCCAGAAGTGGAGACTCGTGATACTGAGCCGCTCTTATTCGCAAAGCAGTACCTAGGGGAGCACTTGCTGTCCAAATTCGATGACGGGAAACCGTCACCGGAAAAGGAGGCTCGTACTTGGGACAGGTTCTTCACCGCTGAGGAGGCATGCCTCCGAGCTAACTGGCGTCTGAGTCACCCACTTCGTCTGTCTCAAACAACAGACATAAGCGTCTGGTCCGTAATTGAAACGGCCAGGCGAAAAATTGAGTGGCTCTTAGGCCCGTATAGAGAGGAGGAGTGTGCCCGTGCACGGTCATTTACTAACGGAGCAAGTTTGCAGCTCCGTAAGAGACAAGGCCATAGCGCGTATAAATACTCGGGTCAACCCGAGACGACGGTCAGCAACCTTAAATCGCTCCAGGACATCATCTCATTCGATGCTTGGCGCGATGCTATTCGACACTGGGATTCTTTCCTCGTGTTCGACGGCAATAAGGTGCAATGCGTTCCCAAGAACTGGAAGACGGACCGCACAATCGCTATCGAACCAACTATGAACATGTATGTTCAAAAGGGGATCGGTAACGTATTGCGTAGGCGTCTGAAGAGAGTAGCGGTAGATCTTGATGATCAAACGACCAATCAGAGACACGCCCTTGAAGGGAGTATCCTGAACGATCGGGCGACATTGGATCTATCGATGGCGAGCGACACGGTTTCAACCGAGATCGTGTACCAACTACTCCCTCCCGATTGGCTTTCGGCACTTGAGCAGTGTCGAAGTCCAATGGGCGTTCTTCCTTCCGGTAAGAAAATCGTATACCGGAAGTTTAGCAGCATGGGCAATGGTTACACTTTCGAGTTAGAATCCCTGATATTTTGGGCTCTAGCTTGGGCGGTGACCTTTCTCCATGATGGGGACATGTCGTTGTTAGGTGTTTATGGCGATGATCTTGTCATAGACTCAAACGTGGCCGACCAGCTGAAAGACGTGTTGTCTTATACTGGTTTTACGATTAACGATAGTAAATCTTTCGTTAAAGGGCCATTCCGTGAAAGTTGTGGTAAACATTACTTTAACGGAATCGACGTGACACCGTTCTATATCAAGAAACCGGTTGATTCGCTGGCGGAACTGTTCAAACTGCACAACAGATTGTATCGTTGGGCAACTAGAATGGGAACGTCATTGAGTCAATCCGATAAGGACGTACTAAGTGATGCACTTGCAAGCATCAGACAGTACGCACCTGCTTCTTGGCGTAGACCTCGTATACCTGATGGTATGGGAGATGGCGCCTTTATCGGCACGTTTGATGAGTGTCAGCCTTCTCGCCTGGCTAGCGTATATCGTACCCGCAAGGGTAGATATCCGTATGCCGGTTGGGAAGGTTGGCTCGTCGACGTTTTAGTGCAGAGTGGTGACCCGGTATCTTTCGATTTAGGCAGTCTAGTCTCGTCCCGGACAGGGAAACCTGTCCCCGGTGAGATGAAAACTGATTTAGATCGTGGATACTTAGCCTATCGCATTGCACAGCCATCGCCTTCAGGGTGGGAGCAATTACTATTCCCACAGGAAGGAGGGGGGCTGACGCTCAGTCCTAGGTACAGGGTCGTTACGATCCTGGTAACGCATTACGACTCGTACTCAGCCATCGTTTAACTAGGCTGACTGGAGTCGTACTTTCCGGGAAGTTATTGCCCGG